CCGTTGCCGTTGGTCTTGGTTGCCATGATGGTTCCCTTCGCATGTGGTGCCGGCGATCCCCGCCGGCGAGGGTTCGGTGAAGCCCACCGGCCTAGCCCGCGATCCCCTGCGGGCTAGACCTGTCAGGCCTCAGGCGGCGACGGGCGCCAGCTTGTCCGCGGCCTTGTTGCGCTGCGCGGCGACCTGCTCGAGCTCGTCGGCCACCGGCGTGCCCTCCCACAGCTGCGCCGCTTGCATGGCGCGGGTGGCGTGCGCCCGGAAGGCTGCGGCGCTGCGGCCTTTCGGGCCGCGGGTTTTGTGGGCTTTCAGGGCCGCGGCGGTCCGCTTGGCGGCGATCTGCTTGGCGTTGAGGGCTTTCGTCGTCTTGGTCGTCTTGGTCGTCATGGCTAGGTCCTTTCGGTTTGGGTTAGGTTCGTCGGTTCAGTTAGTTAGGTTGCATGTGCTACAGAACGAATAATACGCATAGCGTATGGCCTTCGCAAGTCTTTTTTTGCTTTCTTTGTAACAGACGGAATACCTAATAGAACGAAGGGGTTACTGCCGCGCGGTGTCAGTGACGCCCCGTGGGAGTAGGGTGTCGGGCGTGCCGGGGCACCCGTTCTATGGTTCGGTCGAGTGGAAGCGCGCGCGTGCGCGTGCGATTCGACGCGCAGGCGGACGGTGCGAGTTATGCCAACGGCATGTGACGGCGAAGGGTTCGTCGAGGGTGGATCACGTCATCCCACGAGAGGAGGAACCGGATCGCGCCCTCGACCCTGCGAACCTGCGCGTGCTCTGCATCGAGTGCGACGCGAAGCGACATGCAGACAAAGGTCGACGCGCCCCCTACCTCGGCGCAGCCGACGAGCGCGGTGCACCGACCGATCCCGCGCACCCGTGGAACCGGGGGGCGGTGCGGCGGTCGACCGAGAGGGGGGGGCGATAGCGAATCACGCCCCTCCGTCCCCACCGGCGCGCGGTGCGTCGTTCGCATCGCGGCGGGTTCGGACGATTTTGCAGTCGCCCTCGCAAAGCGTATCATCCGGCGCACTATGCCCGGTCCCCGCCCGAAGCCCACTGCCCTAAAGGTCGTCGCCGGCACGTTCCGGCCGGACCGCTCGCCGGCGAACGAACCGGCCCCGCGGCCCGACATCGGCGATCCGCCGGACTTCCTCGACGATCAACAGCGATCGCTCTGGCTTGAGCTGGTGGAGGAGTCGCCTGCAGGCCTGCTCACGGCGGTTGACCGTGGGATCGTCGGGCGTTACGTCGTCGTGCTGGACGCCTTCGCCGCGGCCGTCAAACTGTGGAACCAGTCGGGCAAGCACCGCATGATGCGCACACCCGAGGGGCGGCTCACCGAGTCACCGCTGCTCAAGGCACTTCGTCGCGACCTCGATCCGCTTCGCGCGATGGAGGCCGAGCTCGGCTACACGCCGGCGGCGCGCACGCGCATCGACATACCCGACGACGGGCTGGCGAAAGGCAAGCTCGCGAAGTACGCATAGTCAACGCAGGGTGGCGCAGCAGCAGCGCGCGGCGCTCATACCGCCGAGGTCGCGGGTGCAAGTCCCGCCCCTGCTACTTTCGTCGACGGGCGATCCGATAGCGCGGGTGCTGATCGGTGAGGAGGAGGAACAGCTCGAAGCGCGCCGGCTCGATGTTCCTCATGCCGGCCTCGTACTCGCCCCACCTCGACGGCGCGCCCAGGTAGACGAGCGAAGCGGCCTGCGCCTGGGTGAGCCCCGCGGTTTCGCGCGCGTGCGTGAGCACGAGCGGCGTGATGTTCGTCAGAAATTCCGGTAGTGGCATGTGGTCTCCGTCTTGTTTGATTGCGCGCCGCAGTCTACGCTAGGCGTATAGACCACGCAAGCCCCGAGAATGCCCCGCGGCCGACCGAAGCTCGATCACGTTACGCGCTACGCGCGCGCGGTTGACTACGGCAAGATCCTCGCCGGCCCGTTCGTCCGCGCGGCGTGTCGTCGCCACCTCGACGACCTCGAGCGGCGCAACTTCGGCTACCGCTTCGATCGCGAGGCGGTCGCGCGCGTGCTCGACTTCTTCAGCGAGATCCTCTGCCTGAACGGCGGCGAGTACGAAGGCCTCCCCTTCCACCCGGCGCTTTGGCAGGCGTTCATCCTGGGTTCGCTGTTCGGCTGGCTCGACATCGACGGCGCGCGCCGCTTTCGCGTCGCCTACATCGAGGCCGGCAAGGGCAACGGCAAGTCGCCGCTCTCCGCGGGGATCGGGATCTACACGCTGATCGCTGATCGCGAAGCGCGCGCCGAGGTGTACGCCGCGGCGAGCAAGCGCGACCAGGCGATGGTCCTGTTCCGCGACGCGGTCGCGATGGTCGACTTATCGCCGGAAGTGCGCGCGGTCGTGCGCCAGATCGGCGGCTCGAACGTCTGGAACCTGATCTACGGCGACAGCTTCATGCGGGCGATCAGCTCCGACGATGGGCAGTCGGGACCGCGCCCGCACTGCGCCCTGGTCGACGAGATCCACGAGCACAAGGACGACATCGTGATCGAGATGCTGCGCGCCGGCTTCAAGGGGCGCCGGCAACCGCTCCTGTTCATGATCACCAACAGCGGGACCGATCGCACCTCGGTCTGCTACCGCTATCACGATTACGCGGTGCGCGTGGCGCAGCAGCTCCACCGCGACGAGCGTTTCTTCGGCTACGTCTGCGCGCTCGACGAGGACGACGAGCCCTTCGACTCGGAGGCGTGCTGGACGAAGACGAATCCGAACCTGGGCGTCTCGATCAAGCCGGACTACATCCGCGGCCAGGTGCTCGAGGCGAAGGGCATGCCGGCGAAGGAGTCGGTCGTGCGGCGCCTGTCGTTCTGCCAGTGGACCGACGCGGCGACGCCGTGGATTTCGGGCGAGGCCTGGCGCGCGTGCGAGCGCGACGACGAGCGGAGCGTCATCGAAATCATGTCCGGCCTGGAGGTCTATCTAGGCGTCGACCTGTCCGTCACGACCGACTTGTCCGCGCTCGTCGCCGTGGGCATCCTGCCGAACGAGCTCCACGACGCGCACGTTCGTGACCGCGCCCGCGCGCTCGAGCTGCCCGAGGATCTCCCCGAGCTCGTCGCCGCCGCGGAGTTCTGGACGCCGGGCGATACGCTGAACGCGCGCGCCGCGCGCGACCGCGTGCCGTATGACGTCTGGGTGCGTGAAGGCTACTTGAACGCGGTGCCCGGGCAGACGCTCGACTACGCGCCGATCGCCGAGCGCGTGATCGAGCTCTGCGCCGCGCTCAACGTGCGGACGGTCGCGTTCGACCGCTACAAGATCAAGTATCTGCAGGCGGAGATGGGCGAGGCGGGTTACACGCTCCCGCTCGTCGAGCACCCGCAAGGGTTCCTCAAACCGAAAGACTCGCCGCTCTGGATGCCCGAGTCGATCAACCAACTCGAGGCGGCGATCCTCGCCGCGCGCCTGCGCGTGAAGCGCAACCCGGTCCTGACCTGGAACGCCGCGAGCGCGGTCATCGAAACCGACCGGCAGCAAAACCGGATCTTCACGAAGCGCAAAAGCCTCGCGCGGATCGACGGCGTCGTCGGGCTCGCGATGGGCGTCGGCGCCGCGATCGCGCGCGTCAATCCCGCCTGGGGCGAGTCGCCCGTGTTCGGAATCTGAAACAAAAAAGCCCCGGCCACTTCGTCAGTGGCCGGGGCTTCGTCGTGCGGGTTACTCTGCGCAGGCTTTGGCGAACAGTCGAGCCGCCTCGCTCTTCGGGTAGAGTCGGCAGTTGATTTCTTGCAGCTGCAGGACTGCCGACTCGAGGATCAGCCTTGCGTATTCGCCGCCGACCAGGCCGCGCAATTCGTCGGAATCGAGTGCATCTCCGAGGTCAACGATCGCACGGTCAAGCGCGGTGGACAGGGCAACGGCTTTTGCCTTGGGCATGTGGTAGGGCTCCGATTGTGAAAGAACGTACCGGCGGGCAGGATTGCCGCGCCGGGTAGAGTATACGCAAAGCGTAAGCAACCGTCAAGTCAGGGCCTACCGGTAGGGGGTGGGCGACCGTGCAGATACAACAGCTTGTGGTCGCCCCCCTTGCGCTTTTCGTCGGCCGAGCGTATAAGCCGCGGCAATGCAGGATCCCTGCTCATTGCGGTGCACTATGCCCGATCAACGCAACCGGCCGGACCGCCGGTCGCGTGAACGGCTGCCGCCTCCTCCTCGCGCAACGGTTCGCCCCCTGGCGGTAATCCCCGGCGCTCTCCCCCCGGAGCGCCGAGGTGCAGTCCGCAGCAGCTAACATCCAACGCCGCCGCGGCCCGGCGGGCCTCGCGCCCAACGGCCTGGTCTACCGCACCGGCGAGCAGTCGGCCGAGGATCCGCGCGAGTACGTCATGTCGTCGGAAGCGGTCGACCGCTACGGCGACATCATCCAGGCGGACGCCTGGGAACTCGCGCACTTCCGCAAAAACCCGATCGCGCTCTATCAGCACCGCTCGACCGAGCCGATCGGCACCTGGTCGAAGGTGCGCGTCGAGGGCGGGCAGCTGCGCGGGCGGCTCAATCTCGCCGATCCCGGCACCTCGCCGCGCATCGACGAGATTCGCGCGCTGGTCGATCAGCGGATCTTGCGCGCGGTGTCGGTCGGCTTCGCGCCCACCAAGTCGCCCGAGCTCCTCGACGAGGACAACCCGTGGGGCGGCGTCAAGTGGGTCGGCCAGGAACTTCTCGAATGCTCGCTCGTGAGCGTGCCGGCGAACCCGGAGGCGCTCGCGTTGGCAATGAAACTCGGCATCGCAGAGCGCGAGCTCGTGCACTACTTCGGCGCCGCGGCGCATCGTGGAATGTCGCCGTACCGTGCACGACTCGAGCTGTTGAAACTACGGGCCGCGCACGGCCGCTAACCCGCGAAGGACACCGTCATGCTCGCGAAGCAGATCAAGGCGTTGCTCGAAAAGCGCGCCGAGCTCTACAAATCCCTCGAAGCGCTGATCAGCAAGGCGGAGGAGGAGGAAGACCGGGCGCTCACCGAGGACGAAACCAAGACCTTCGACCAGGCGAAGCGCGACATCGAGGAGCTCGACGCGCGCCTGGAGCGCCTGCAGGAAATGGAGCGGATCGCCGCGACGCGCGCCCTGCCGGTCGAACCGGCCCCCACGCCGGCGCCGTCGCTCCCCGCGCAACCGCGTCAACTGCCGGCCCTGAGCACGCTGCCAAAGGGCGCGTTCTTCGCGCGCCTCGCGCATGTCATCTATGCGAGTCGGCAGTTTCAAATGTCGCCGATCGAGTACGCCGCTCGCGAGATGAAAGACGAGCCGTTCTCGATGGTGCTGCGCGCCGCCGTCGCGCCTGCACTCACCTCGACGCCCGCCTGGGCGGGCGAGCTCGTGCAACAGCTCATCACCGATTTCATCGACATGCTGCGCCCCGCGTCGATCTACGCGCGCGTACCTGCGACGACGGTCCAATTCGACGGCTACGGATCGATCAAGATCCCGCGTCGCACGACCGGCACGCCGGGCTCCTGGGTCGGCGAGGGTGCGCCCATCCCGGTGAAGGCCGGCGCGTTCGACAACGTGCAACTCGTGCCGAAAAAGATGGGCGTGATCACGGTCGCCTCGAAAGAGATGCTCGCGCGCTCGACGCCGGCGCTCGAGGCGCTCCTGCGCGACGGGATGTTGGAAGACACCGCCGTCGTGCTCGATGCGACGTTCATCGGTACGGCGGCCGGCACGACCACGACCCCTGCGGGTCTCTTCCATACGAGCAATGCGGTTGCCGCGATCGCGGGCAGCACAGCAACGCCCGATGCCGATGCTGCGCTCGCCGACTCCGCAGCGCTGGTCGGCGCGATGCTGACGGCCAACGTTCCGATGTCGCGCCCGGTGTGGCTCATGAACCCGGCAACGCGCCTCGCGCTCACCACGATGCGCAACGGCGTGGGCGCGTTCTACTTCCGCGACGAGGTGAACGCCGGGTCGTGGATGGGCTTCCCAATCATCGACAGCACGACCATGCCGCGCACGCGGCTCGCGCTCGTCGACGCAAGCCAGCTCATCAAGGGCATCGGCTTCGCGCCGGAGATCGCGATGTCGAACGAGGCCGCGCTGCAACTCGATGACGCGCCGGCCAGTCCGCAGACGAGCCTCACGTCGATGTTCCAGACCGACATGACGGCGCTGCGCCTCACGATGGAAGCCTCGTGGGTCACGCGCCGCCTGATCGGCGTGCAGTGGATCAACGATCTCAGCTGGTAGGTCGCTAACCCCGGCCGGCGAACGCCGGCCGGTTTCCTTCAACTCCGAAGGGATAACACCCATGTCGTCGCAACCTCCGCCTATCACGCAGCAACCCTTCCCAAAACCAACCGCGCCGTACGCAGCGCCAGCCGCGCCGAAAGCGGACGAGCCCGTAGACGACGGCCTGCCGAAGGAACCGTACACGCCGGAGAACCCGCCGCCGGAGATTCCGACGCCCTACTACGGCCCACCGCAGACGCCGCCAGCATGACCGTCGTGCGCGTGCGCGTGCGTAGCACGAGCCCGCGCTTTCTCCGGCCGGGCGAGGAAATCGAGCTCACCCGCGAGGAGGCGCGCGCGGTCGTCGCGGAGGGAACCGCCGAGTACGTCACCCGCGAGGCGCAGCCGCAGGCCTCGCCTCGCGAACCTGGGCGCCACGAACGTCGGGACATGCGCGCCCGCAAGTGATTCAACTGGAGGGGAATGCCATGAGAGTCGTTCTGTTCGTCGTCGCACTGCTATTCGCCGGCTACACCCCGGCGCAGGACAAGAAAGCCGATT